ACTGGTCGAACTCATCGACATGCCAGGCTATGACCGGCAGGCCATCATCGCGGCAGTTCGCGAAGGTCCAAGCAAAACCTCTACCGTGCCGCGCGAGGCCGGCGACGGTACGCACGTCAAAAGCGATGACCAATACGAGCTGTGGATATTTCACGGCACCGTCAAGGCCGAGGATGTTGAAGATGCTGGCCTGGCCGAGGAAGACGACTATCCAAAAGTGCCGGTCATGGCCGTCATCGTCAATGACAGGCTGATCAAAGCGGCTCGCAACGTGCTGGACGGCGGCGAACTGCCGTATGACGTGCTGGCATGGCAGCGCAGGCCAGGAATGCCGTGGGGAACTGGCATCTCTCGCAAGATCCGCACTGTGCAGCGCATCCTCAATGGCGGCGTCAGGGCGATGATGGACAACGCAGGGTTGAGCGCTGGCGTGCAGATCGTGCTCGGTGCTGGAATCACTCCTGCTGACGGTCGTTACACCATTGTTGGCCGCAAGTTGTGGCGCGCAGAATCAGACGTTCAGGACGTTAGGCAGCAGTTCATGGCATTCGTGCCGCCGTCAGTGCAGGCCGAGCTGATGAATATCGTCCAATGGGCCATGAAAGTCGCTGAGGATGTCACTGGTATGCCGGCCATGCTTCAGGGAATCCGCGGAGATTCGCCAGACACACTTGGCGGCATGGAGATGGCGCAGAACAACTCGTCTTCCATCCTGCGGCGCATCGCTAAACGGATGGACGACTACGTGACCGAGCCGCACATCACGCGCTACTACGAATGGATGATGCAGCACTCGCAGCGCGAAGACATCAAGGGTGACTTCAGCATCGAGGTGAGGGCGTCGTCAGCCCTTGTGGCTCGCGACATGCAGCAGCAGTTCTTGATGCAGTTGCTCACCATCAGCCGCGATCCTGCCTATGAAATCTCACCGAAGAAACTGGCCGAAGAGCTGCTGAAGGGCAAGCAGATCGACCCCAAGCGCGTCCAGTACGACGATGACGAGAAGGCGGCGCTGCAAGAGAAGCCAGACCCGCTGACACAGGCCAGGGTGGCGCTAACGGCCGCTCAGACCAAGGTGGCAGAGGCGACGGCAGTGACCAAGAACGTCGAAGGCATGTATTCAGCAACAACTGCGGCGAACCTCGTCGCCAGCAATCCTCTCATCGCGCCGTCGTCTGACCAGATTCTCATGTCAGCCGGGTTCGTTGATGCCGACGCGGCGCCGATCATCGCGCCAGCGAATGCGCCATCTATTCCGATTCAGGAAAACACCAGTCCCATGACCCCGCCAAATCCTGGTGTTGGTATTAACCGAGGGATTGAGAGCGCTGATTATGAATGATAGCGAAATTGACTTCCAAAGTGCCACGTGGAAAGCTATGGAGAATCGTATATCCATGCGCTTAGACTATTTCCGAAGACAAAACGACGGTTATCTGAGCGAAACGGCGACAGCAATGATTCGCGGAAGGATTGCGGAACTGAAGGATTTTCTGGCTCTTGCAAAAGACCCGGACAAGGCGACAGACGAGCAGTGACGCCCCTCTGTCTTTGGTAGTGCGGTTATTTCTGGTAACGGATAAATGGATCAAGAACAGCCACAACAAACGAGGGAAGAATTCGACGCAGAAGTCGAGTCGGCATTCAATCAGACGCTCAACCCCGGCGAAGAGCCCGAGCTGAAGGTCTATGAAGAGAAGCCGCAAGACGAAAGCATTTCCGAAGGCGAAGGCGAGCAAGAAGCCAAGTCAGAGGAAGTCGATACCGACCCGGTTGTTTTTGGCGGGCTGCGCGAATCACAGGTCAAGACCTTGCTCGAACGCGCGGCCAGGGTGGATGCGATTGAAGAGCAGTTGCGCAAGGCTCACGGAAAAATTGGCGAGTTAAATGGCTCGATGATCGAACTGCGGCAAACGCGGCAGCAGCCGGCAGTTAAGCAGCAGCAGAACGACAACGAGCTACTAGACGATTCATTTTTCGAGTCGCTGGCCGCCGATTATCCGGAGCTTCCGGCCACCATTGAGCAAAAGGCTCAACGGATGGCGCAGGAGATTCTTGAGCAGCATGGCTACACGCAGCAACCGCAGGAACAGCAGTATCAGCAGCCTGCGTCGGCATCGCCTGATCCATACGAGATTCAAAAGGCCATCGGCATTGCCGTGATGGATGCGACGCATAGCGGCTGGAGAGAAACAGTGCAGTCGCAGGACTTCCAGCTTTGGCTTGCGACACAGCCAGAGCGCGCCCGCACTGCTTACGAGAACACGGTCGATCCTTCAGAACTTTGGGGGATTATCAACGGGTTCAACAGCCATTCAGCGGCTATCGGAAAGACGACCAGAAACCGGCAAAGACTAGACGCGGCGATTGTCCCTGACGCACGAAGCGGAAAGGTGTCGCACGCCATGACGGAAGAGGAAGCCATGATCGCGGCTTTCAACTCCGGCAGATAAACCAACAGATTAAAAGGAATTCAACATGGCATCATTTACCTACGCCTCTCCCGCCCAGCGAATCGGGAAACTCAAGGGAGAAATTCTCAAGCACGCCGCCCCTCAAGAAGTGCTCGGCATTACCGGGCTGCAGAAGAGCATTCCGAAGAACAACAGCAAGACCGTCTCGATGCGGCGTTATCGCCCGTATGGCGCTCTGGCGACGAACGAGAACACCAAGAACCGTTGGGTGGTCGATTCAGCGGCGCACGTGCTGACCGAAGGCGTCGCTCCGACCGCAGACACGCTGGTTCCGGACAACATCGAAGCGACCCTCTCGCAGTATGGTTGCCTCTATCAGGTCAGCGATGTGGTCGATGACACCTACGAGGAAGATGTGCCTGCCGAGATGAAGAAGCAGTGCGGCGAGCGCGTTGCTCTCATCCGTGAAATGGTCCGCTACGGCGTCCTGCAGGCAGGCACAAACATTTTCTACAGCGGCGGCAACTCTCGCGCGACGGTCGATGAAGCGTTCACGCTCAACATCGCCCGCAAGGTGTCTCGCGTCCTGCAGGCCAACTCTGCGCGGCGTATTACCGGCGTTCTCTCGCCGTCCGTCAATATCGGCACCACGCCGGTCGAGGCTGCGTATCTGGTCTTCTGCCACACCGACTGCGAAGCCGACATCCGTAGCCTTTCCGGATTCGTCCATGTCAGCGAGTACGGCACGCGCAAGCCGGTCAATGAGAACGAGATCGGTTCTTGTGAGAACTTCCGGTTCATCACCAGCCCGCACCTTGCTCCCTATACCGACAGTGGCGCCGCGACTGGTGTGACCGGCCTGTACTCCAGTGGAACGAAGGTGGACGTTTACCCGTACATCATTTGCGGCGAGGAAGCCTGGGGCCAGGTTGCTCTGCGCGGCGTGAATGCGCTTGATCCCACGTGGATTCCGCCTGGCGAGAAGTCCAAGTCCGACCCGCTCGGCCAGCGTGGATTCGTCGGCGCCAAGTTCTACTTCACGTGCAAGCTGCTCAACGAAGGCTGGATGGCCGTCGTTGAAGCCGGCGTTGACGACCTGGCATAACCGCACATTTGACTGACACGCTGCCGCTCAATCGCAAACGGGCGGTAGCAAAACACAAAGGAATCAACAATGGCTGACAATGCTGCGGGCCAAACCCGCGTAGTTTCAAACGACCAAGCAACCGGGCAATTTGCCGCCGGAAAAATCACCTACGACGCTACCGCAATTACCACCACGGATTACACGCGCATCGAGTGCGGATTCCAGCCGCGTTACATCTACTGGCTGAATCTGACCGACCGCATCACCGTCGAGTGGCAAGAGGGCTTTACGTCGGCGCAATGCCTCAAGTCGGTGGCTGCCGGCGACAAGACGCTCGATACAACTGCCGCCGCTGTCGTGGTCGACAAGCTCGGCTTCCGCATCCTCCAGGACGCCACGCTAGCCGCCGTCCTTGCCAGCAAAGTTATCTACTGGCGCGCCATCGGCTAACAGCCAACACCGGGCGACTAATTCGCCGCCCGGATTCTTTCACCAAAGGAAACAGGCATGACCATTGGACGACCACGCAAGACGCTTGAAGCAGCAGAACAGTACCTTGGAAAGCAGGAGCCGTTCCAGGTCGATGAGATCGGCAGCGGTGTCAATATCGAAGTCGTTGAGCGGCCACTGACCGGCGACAAAGTCGACACAGAGCGTTTCATGAACGAGCATTTGACCGTCATTGTTCACGACTCGAATGACGACTCCGATGACCCGTGGGTGCCAACGTGGGTGAATGGTCGGTGCCAGATGTTCCGTCGTGGCGTTGAACAAGTTGTACGCAGGTGCTTTGTTGAGGCTCTTGCACGCAGTACGAGAACCACCTACAAGCAGAATCTCGACGAGCGCGCCGGAGAATCCGAGTTCAACAAGATGACGCCGCACCGGGCGCTGCGCTATCCGTTTGCCATCCTGTCGGACCCAAGCGGTTCGCGTGGTCACGCCTGGCTGCAGTCGCTTCTCGCCGGCAGCCGGTAACAAGCTATGAATCTGCGCGACCTGATTGACGAGTTCCGGTGGGAAGCCGCAGACGAAGCGATTACGCCATTCTGGACAGACGCTTTTCTCGCTCGCGCCGCATCACAAGCAGAACAAGAGGCGTGCCGAAGAGGCGCGCTGATTCTTGATTCTTCCTCGCCGTTTTGCTCCATTTCGTTCGGCGCAGGCGACAACCTTCTGAAGTTGGACGGCAAGATTCTTGAAATCAGGCGCGCCAAAATTTCCATACCTGGAAGGAAGATAGATCCGGTCACTTCGTCGCATCTCGATAGGAACAGCGACCAGTGGGAATCCGAGACAGGCGAGCCGCTTGCCTACGTCACGGATTACCAGACAGGCCATATTCGCCTGTATCCAACTCCGACCGCCGCAGACGAGATTCAATTGACCGTTCGCAGGCTGCCGCTTGCCGACTTGGTTGATGACAACGACGAGCCGGAGATCAGGCCGGAGTCGCACCTTGGCCTTGTGCAATGGATGCTGTATCGAGCCTACATGCGTCAAGACGCGGATACCTTCAATCCGAACAAGGCTGCAGCGGCGCTTGCAGAGTTTGTGCGAGAGTTCGGCGAGAAGAAGAGTATGCGCAACGAAGAGTGGATCAGGGAAGGCAATTCACTGGACGTGTCACCTCTCGCATAACCAATCAAAGGCAATCAAATGAGAAACAAACCAATTCAGGCCGATCAGCTGATCCCGACGAGTTCGACGCCTCCGCCAGAGGCCGCGTCTACCACTAACTGTCACGCAAGGTAACGCAAATGGCTATGACATACGAACGGATTGGCCCAAAAGACCAGTGGATCGTCGATGATCAAGGAGAGGTCACTGGGGTTCGCATCAGCGGTAAGAACACCGAGATGAGCGGCATCGTTACCAGTTCTCGCAATCCCCTCACCGGGGGGAATAGAATTTCTCGCCTTCAAGCTGGCTCTCAGCTTGTCCCGGTGGAGATGAAATATAAGCGCAGCACGGTCGCGATTGTTGGTGACTCATTCGCAGTGCGCGAAGCACCAGAAGCTGGCCCGAACTGGTATGGCCGCCACACATATAACGGCCTTTTCTACTGGACAAACATCATGTTAGGCGCTCGTTTTGAGTGCCTGTATGTATCCGGGGAGTCGGGTTC